TCGGCAATTCTCGAATTCAGAAATAAAAGACTTTATGGTTATGTACGCGACAAGCGTACGGATGAATGGAATTCACTTGTTCGGGGCTGCTTACTCGTCCGCGTCACCTTCTTCGTCAGCGAGTGGAACGCCTGCTCCGCGCCCGGAGTACGAGCACTTGAAGTCGATGCGGATATTGGCGACGACGTTGGGAGTGCCAGCGCCGTTGTGGTATAAGACGATTTTGCCAGGGCGGGATTTCCGTCCGTAGTCGTTGAGGTCGGTGATGACGCCGGAGATGTCCACGAGGTCAGCGAGTCGCTGAGTACGTTGAGCGTCGCCCCCGATCTCGACGTGGTTATTGATCCCCAGGGCTTGCTCAAAGCTCGTGAAGGGGGCTGCGTTTTCTGGGACCATTCCGATGATGATCTGGATATCCCCATTGCGGACGACAAATCCGCTGAGTTTGACGTCGCTAATGATGACGCTGTCGTAATTCCTGACGACCTCGGCGACCATTGTGTTGTCAGTAAACCGATAGTACCAATCGGGTTTCCCACGAGTCGCTTGTCCGATGATGTGTTGTTGGAATGAAGCAGCCATGATTGAAGGGAACTTGATTCATTGAGCTCGTATGGAAGCTCCCCATTGAGTCCGAATATAACCCAAGTGTGTGAGGGCGACACAAGAACCACAGCTCTGACAGCCACAACCTCGGCCAAATGATCAACAGCCATTGCGCGAATATTATGCTCCCTAAGGAAGAGAACAAATTCTTCTTGGCAAATTCCGCGCAGTCGGCGAATCTCGGCTTGAGTCACACGAATGCCAAGCTTGCGAACAACGCTCAGTGCGCAATCAGAAGGAGCATCAAAAATACGGGGCGAGTCGCGACCGCAAGTAGCCGTCCTCTTAAAGAATTCGAAATCCCGAAGCATAGCGGCCGTGCGGAAAATAACATCAATATCCTCGTTCGAGTAGAACGGGTACATCATTTTGACAGCGTAGAAAACGACACGAACGTCTTCTTCAGACATAGCAACTTGCCTTGACACATACGATCGATGGAGTTCATCAATCGAGACGGATTCATCCCTCAACCTCGCGAAATGGCGGCAAAAAGACCTAACAGGATCAGCAACGAAATGGTCGGTGAGCCATAAGCGACCAGCATGATAGGGAACCGTATCAACGGCAATCTTTAGCACAGTCGGAGCGCACAGCACAGTAAGCGCGTCCCGGGCAACAAGATGGCCGTTCGATAACCAGTCATCGCCTTTCTGCAAAACATGAGATTTGGCGACCGACGCAGTAGTGAAACGAGATGCGACGGTGACAAGCATCATGTAGCAATTAGCGAGAAGGGTGAATGGATCACCGCTGGGCAAGGACCACGCAATCGACCCAGAAAAAGCGCCTGGTTGAAGAGATCGGACGGCGTAGTACGACCGCATAAGAACGTACAATTCTATAATTTCTTCGTCGATGCCCAATTGCTTTAAGAACCAAGCAAAAGCGAGAACCTGTGCACCGGTATGCTGGGAGTCCTGCCGGGAAACGTCAATTTGCGTGTTCTGCGTGAAGTCGACGCCCCATTGCCGTACAGCCCGAGCTAATTCGTCATCCGAATAACCGCAGTCAATAATGCACGTTGAACGCAGAATCTCTGAGCACCGCCGGAAAGCTTTCGTCTGCGCGTCGAGGAAGCATGCAGAGTAGGATGGATCATTAGCGACAATTTGTTGACCGTATTGTATCGTCCCAGCGAAACCCGGTACGGGCTTGCACTTGACCTGCGTCTTAAGGAAACTTACGAACGTCGTTGTACGACGGCTCTCACCAAATCGCTCATCAATCGACTCAAGGAACGTCGGAGTTCGACGCCGAAGCCAACTGCTGATTGAATCCTCGCTCATTTCGAAAGTAGGACTCTCGACATAACAATCCACGAAGCGTTTAATCATAATACCCGCGTTAGCGACCTCAACAGGTGAAACGAACTTCTTCTGAGCAGGCGTTAAATTGCGAAGGCAGAAATTGCGCAACGATTCGAAAGAGGACCCGGAAACCTGAATGTCCGCCATCTTGTGCGCGTCAATGAACGACGAGCGCACATCCTTGCGAGTTACCAGAGCACTGGGAGCAGTCATTTTCAAGAGACGCATGGGAGCGTCAATCTTAAACTCGACCGCATGCTCGTGGTCTTTGATGAGGTCAAAGTTCGTTTGCGAGAAAATAACACCTTGGATTTCTTCGTCCGTAACAGCTGGAAACACAGCTGGATGTAGCGAGTGTAATGACGCAGGGACGTTCCACGCATGCATGATGTTGGTGCCGCGAGTGACGACATCAGGGAAAGCAGGGCGAGAAATGATGCTGGCACGCGACACTTCAGCGGAGTGAATAAGCCTGTCAAGCGCAAACTTCGGCACATATCTCTTGCTAAGGGGAGGCGCTCCATTGACAAAGGGAAGCATCTCAAAGTCCACCCCCGGCAACACTGCCTGCTGAGAAAAGAAATCAGCGGACACGAATAGCACACGAGTGTGTCGGGTGAGCAACACAAACAACGCCATTGGTCTGACGGCGAACCAGTGCATCTGAGCGTTGCCCAAATTCGCGGTTAACCACACGCTCTGCTCCCGCAACCCGATAGCAGCGCCCACGGATAAAGTCCTGGAATACGGCATGTGGGGTTGACCCATGTGCGGGTGCCCGGTAACGCTAAGATTGGCTTCGACTGAAACAAGATTGTTAATGGGCAACGGCAGCAGAACGATAGACCGGGCGCGAACACTCCGCGTCTGGTAAAAGGCTCTCATTGGGTTTTCAGGCACTAAAGTAAGAGCAAGACGGAATGCGTCTTGTGGAACCGAGTTGGCAACGCACATCTCGAGCCGTCTGCGAGTGAACAGGGGATGGTCAAGAGGCAGCAAATCGACATTCTCGACAACCCGCTGTAATGGATCGCCAATGAGCAGAACGCGCATTCCGCCGCCCCGAGCAAAAGAGAGCCAGCCCAACAACGTCGCAGCGTCGTAGGAAAAGCACTCGTCCATTACAAGAAAGCCGAAGCGGCGGTTAGGAGGGGGCAGTGAATGCTGCGTGTACACAGAAAAACGTCGTCCACCATCACGATTCCATTTATCGCGAAGCGCGCGACTAGGGCAAACAACGCAGATCCGCTGCAAATTAGATTCCGTGAAGAATTGTATCGCGCTGGCAGTCTTAGCTGATGATGGGATCCCGGAAAGAACTAAGTCCGGGAAATTAACACCCCCCCTTGTTCTACGGTCGCGTGAAAAAGCCATAATGTGTTCGCGGAGTTCTTGAGGCGTCCCGCCCGGAATCACCACATTACCAGCAGGTCGAGTAAACCCGCTTATGACCAAAGGACGCCGCAGGCAAAGACGAATCGTCTGCGTAATTCCCACATCCGGGGCGGGCTCAAAAAAGTCCTCAGCGGCAACAAAGTGCTCTTGTGTCGGAAAAAGCTCATAAAAACGTGCGGCGCCATGAGTAACTGCAGCCGGCAACGGCCACGGACTGCCGCCAAGTAGAAGCGGCACTTCGGTCACGCGCGCAATCTCGAGTGGATAAATCGCAATTTGGACGTGTTGCGCAGCAGCATCCCTGACTAGCGGGTGCCGAGGCGCGACGTACTCAACTTCATGACGCATCGGGGCAACAGCAACGGGAGCAGGCTCGACGAATTCCGGTACATCATCATCCAAACCATCATCGAGCTCATCATCGTCATGTTCTGCAATATCATCGTCATCAGGCTCCAAAGCTTCCGGTTCCACAGCATCATCGCCCTCAGCAACATCCTGAGCGAGTTGCTCAGGATTAGCGTCATTTTCTTCCTCGACGGCATTTACGTCTGCAATTACTTCTTGAGCGAGTTGCTCAGGATTAGCATCATTTTCTTCCTCGGCAACTTCAGCGTCATCAATCACTTCTTGAACAAGTTGCTCAGGGTTTGCGACCGCGAGACCCACGAGGGGAGCCTCTTCAGCAGGGACCACAACTTGGAGCTCATCCTCTGCCACCACCTGGGGGAGTTCCTCAGCGACAGCGAGTGGA